ATGGCTAAAGTAACTATAGTAGAGCCGAACATCTCAAAAGAGGAAAATGAAGAAAACTTAAAACGAGTAATCGAAGTATTAGAAAGTATTGCACAAGAGATAGCCGAGGGTTAGTCCCTCATGCACTTCTTAAAAAAAGATAAAAACACTCCGCAGTATATTCTATTCACTTCTATTTTAGAATATTACATTTCTTTAGTGCCGCAATGGTAATGAATATTTGGAGGTTGTATAAATGCTTAAAAGATTACTTGCAGAAAGAGGTGTTATTTTAACAAAAGAATTATCAGATATGGTAATAGCAGATATTAAATTTAACAAAATTAGATTTAACAAATGTACAAGCATAGAAGAATTATTAATTATAACAGAAAGATGTAATAAAGCACTTATCAAATGTGCTTAGAAAGAAGGTGGTTGGCAATGAACTTATATCCACATCAAGTTAAAGCTTTAGAAGAAGTTAAAAATTTTAATAGAGTTGGATTTTTCTTGGATATGGGCTTAGGTTAGCAAAACCTTTGTAGGGTCAGAAAAATTAAAAGAGCTCAACACCAATATAAATTTGATAATCTGCCAAAAATCAAAATTACAAGATTGGTGTGAGCACTTCAAAACATATTACCCAGAGTATAACACATTTATATACTCTAAAACAAGAGAAATACCATCCAATAGTGTTGTAATAATAAACTACGATTTGGTATGGCGTAGACCAAAATTATCACAGATAGAAAATTTCACTTTGATGTTAGATGAAAGTTCTATGATTAAGAATCCAACATCTAAGAGAACTAAATTTATATTAAAACTTAAAGCAGAGAATGTAATACTTTTATCAGGCACGCCCTGTGGTGGAAAATATGAAGAACTTCACACTCAATGTAAGTTATTAGGTTGGAATATATCTAAAAAACTTTATTGGCAGCAGTATATAAAGTTTATAAATATGGATGTTGGAGGTTTTAAAGTTCCTAAAGTAGTTGGTTATAAGAACGTTGAAAGACTTAAACAAAAATTACATGACCATGGATCTATATTTATGAAAACTGAGGAAGTATTTGACCTTCCAGAGCAAGTAGAAATATCAATTTTAGTTGAGAACACTAAAGAGTATAAGAAGTTTAAGAAAGATAGACTTATAACTATAAATAATACGGAGTTGGTAGGTGATACAAGTTTAACTAAGATGTTGTATTTAAGGCAGTTAGCTTCACAATATAATCCTAATAAATTAAGTTCTTTAAAAGATTCATTAGAAAGTACAGAAGATAGAGTAATCATATTCTATAACTTTACAGAAGAAATGAAACAAATTAAAGAGGTATGTGGAAGATTAGAAAAACCAGTATCAATAGTAAACGGACAAACTAAAGACTTGGAAAATTATAAAACTAAAGATAATGCAGTGGTGTTAGTTCAATACCAGGCGGGTGCCATGGGCCTTAACTTACAACTTAGTAATAAGATTGTTTATTACAGCTTACCACTAGCTTCAGAGTTGTTTGAACAGAGTAAAAAAAGAACACATCGTATAGGCCAAACAAGAACCTGTATGTATTGGTACTTAATTACTAAGAACAGTATTGAAGAGCAGATATTTGAAACACTTAAGGAAAGAAAAGATTTTACAGACAAGCTATTTGAAGAATTGGAGGAAATATAAATGAATAAATTACAACTTAAAGTATTGGAAAATAAACCAGCAGAAGTACATTTTAATTTTGATGAAATATCAAATTATTTAGATTCAACACTTAATAAATATCAAGGAATTATTGTTACAGAGGAGACTATAAAAGATGGTAAGAAGGTTATAGCAGACTTGAGAAAAGGAAAAAAATCACTTGATGAATTTAGAAAGAAAACTAAAAAAGAACTTACTAAATCAGTAACAGAATTTGAGAACCAATGTAAAGAACTTAACAGAAAGTTTGATGAAGTTATAAATCCAATAAATCAACAGGCTGAACAGTTTGAAATTAAGAGAAAAGAAGAAAAGAAAATAGAAGTTGAAAAAGTTATAAAAATAGTGTGTGAACTTAAACACATTGAAGATCTGCCATTAGATGAAAAATATCTTAATAAATCAATGAGTTTGAAAGCTATTAGAGAGGATTTAATAAGTGTTGCTAATCAAATGTTACTTAAACAGGCTAATCATAAGAAAAATATATCACTAATTGAAGGGAGAATTGATTTAGCTAATGCTAAATATGGTGTAACTATGGTTAAGGAGCCTTATGTGAGTATGTTGGAGCATGAGGATATAGACACTATATTAAATAAAATTTTAGAAGATGGTGAAAGTCTTAAAAATAAAATAGATGATACACCCAAATTAGTAACTCCAGTAGTACAAGCACCTAAGAAAAATGAAGAAATATTTGTGGATACTTATGAGATAGAAGGTACTGAAAAACAACTTGATATGCTGGAAGATTTCTTAAATAAAAATAATTACAAATGGAGCATTAAGTAATGGCAGCAGAAAAGAAATTTGAAAATGAAATAAAAAATTTTTTAAGTGAATTACCAAAGACATGGTTTTATAAAAATTGGAGTGGTCCATATAGTAAAAGTGGTATTCCAGATATTATAGCTTGTGTTGATGGTCACTTTGTAGGAATAGAAGTTAAAGCACCAAATGGACGGGCATCGGAGTTACAGAAAAGGAATATAAGGCTTATACAAGAGAGCGGCGGAGTTGGATATATATTATATCCTAAAGATTTCTTACAGTTTAAAAAGGATATGAAAGAGTTAATAAGGGGGTAAATTCATGAATAAAGAAAAATGGCAAGAGGAAGCTGATGAATTAGTAGATGCAATATTAGACTTAAAAGAAAAGGGAAAAAGAAATAAAGAAGATTTAGATTCATTAAAGATGGAATTAGTTGATTTGTTAGAAAGTAAAAATGTTAATGAGTTTGTAGGTAAGAATGGAAAAGCTAATTTCGTCAATTTTGAAAGAGAAGGTCTTGTTAAAGAAAATGTAGTTGAAACAGTTGATGGAGTAAACAAAGGAAGAATTAAGAATATAAATATGAGGGATCTTACTAAAGATATTAAAGTTCATTTCATAAATGTAAGGGGGTATTTAGGTGATTAAAGTTATAAAAATTAATGATAGTTTAAATGTAAGTTTTGATTATGACGCCGACATAGTATCTAAAGTTAAAACAATACCAGGAAGAAAATACAATCCAAATAGTAAATCATGGGATATGCCACTTCAAGCTATCCATAAGTTAAAAGAATTATTTTCAGATTTAGATATAGCAGAAGATGTTGACCAAGACTATAGAGCTCCTAAATATGATTTTAGGCAAGAATTAGAAAGCATAAATTATAAACCATTAAAAATATTTGTAGAATGGTGCTTAAAGCAATTACCAGACTATTTTTATGAAGTTGCAGCAAGCTCCACAGGAAAATATCATCCAGCTTATGCATTGGGTGAAGGTGGATTAGTAAGGCATACTATAGCAGCAATAAGAATAGCAGAAGAGTTGTTTAGATGTGAAACTATACAAGAATTTGAGTTTAGAGAAAAAAACATCATAAGGGTTGCTTTATTACTACATGATGGAGTGAAACATGGAACTGATGGGAGCGAATATACAGTAGCTGCACATCCTATAGAAGTTGTTAAATATTTAGAAGATAGATACTTTGAAGTACCAGAGGAAACACTTCCAGATGAAGTTATAGAGGTAATGGAATGTGATTTATGGGAAGATATAGCGAGTTGTATTAAATCTCACATGGGACAATGGAACACAGATTATAAAACAAGCGAAGAAATATTACCTAAGCCACAAACTGAAATGCAAAAGTTTACTCACTTATGTGATTACTTAGCTAGTAGAAAGATGTTAGAAGTTAATTTTAATGTGGAGGGCTAGAAGTTATGACTATAGTAAAATTTTCTCATATTCCAGGGCAAATAGAAAAAATTGAATGTGATGATTATACAATTGTAACTAAAGAAAATATAGCTTATGTGATGGTAATTAAAGATGATATGTATATTGCATTAATTCCTTGGAATAGAATCAAGGAAATTAATATGAGGTGATCAAATGCAATACTCACATTCAAGGGTGGAAAGTTTCAAAGGTTGCCCTTATAAATATAAATTACGGTATATAGACAAGCTTAAGACCATACCAACTCAAGATGCTAACAATGCTCTTATATGTGGAAACACAATTCATACTGGAGCAGAGAAAAATTTAAAAGCAGCATTAGAATTTTATAAATCAAATTATTATGTGCTAACTGATTTACACATAAATGAAATTATAAAATTCGAGTATTTAATACCAAGACTTAAAGAGCTTTTACTAGATATCAATATATATGCTCAAGAGTATTTAATTAACACTAAAAGGTTCAAAGGCATCGTGGATTTAATAACTAAAAATGATGATGGTACAGTAGATGTATTTGATTTCAAATATAGCAATGCTATAGAACATTATATGGAAAGTCCTCAGTTACACATATATAAATATTTCATGGAACAGAAGGGATTTAAAGTTAGAAAATTAGGATTCATATTTATTCCTAAGATTTCTATAAGACAAAAGAAAGAAGAAGATTTATATCAATTTAGAAAAAGGCTACTTCAGGAACTTAAAGCTTCAGAAATACAAATAGCAGAAGTACTTTACAATCCTAACAAGGTTATAGAGTTTATGGATAGCATTATAGATACTACGGAAGTAAAAGAGTATAAAAAAAATCCAACTAATTTGTGCAGTTGGTGTGAATATGAAGAATATTGTTTGAAAGGATATGATTATATGATATTACCAAAATGTGAAAGACGTGATGTTAAAAAGATTAATAAGAAAAAATTATGGATATATGGACCTAGTATGAGTGGTAAAACTACTATGTTGGATGATGCACCTAATCCATTAAACTTGAATACAGATGGAAACATTGAATTTGTAACAATGCAATATATAAAACTGGCAGATAAAGTGTGGTGGGAAGGAAGAATACAAAAGAAAAAATTTTCATGGGAGTTCTTTATTGAAGCTATAGAGGAACTAGAGAAAAAAGATAATGATTATAAAACAATTATTATAGACTTAGCAGAAGATGCCTACGAAATGTGTAGGTTATATAAATATGATGAATTAGGAATTACTCACGAAAGTGATGATGCATTTAGAGCGTGGGATAAAGTAAGGATGGAATTCCTAAGTACTATGAGAAGATTCTTCAATTTGGAATATGAAAACTTAGTAATTGTATCACACGAAGATAAATCTAAAGATATCACCAAAAAAACTGGTGATAAGATAACTGCTATAAGGCCAAACATAACTGAAAAAATTGCTAATAAATTAGCTGGTATGGTTGATATAGTTGCTAGAGTAGTAGTTGATGGTGATAATAGAACGTTAAATTTCAAGTCAGATGAAGTGGTTTTTGGTGGTGGTAGATTAAAAGGAATTACTAAAACAAGTATTTCATTGAGTTGGGATGAACTTATGAAAGTATATGATGAAGCTAATGCTGGTAAGAAAGAACCTAAAAAAGAAGAAGTTCCTAAGGAAGATAAACCTTCAAGAAGAAGTAAGAGAGAGGGAGAATCTGAAAGCCCAATGGTACATGATGTTTTAAAAGAGAGTGGTGTTGCTTCTATGGCTAATAAAGAAGAAAAACCAACTAGAAGAAGATCTAAAAAAGAAGAAACTAAAGTTGAGGATAAGAAAGAGGAAGAAGTTAAAGAAACTACTTTAGAAGAAGTAAACGAGCCTAAAGAAGAACCTACAGAGGAACCAAAAGAAGATAAACCAATAGAAGAAACTAAGGAAGAAAAGCCTAAGAGAAGACGTAGAAGAAAGGCTGATGAAGAGTAATGAAAGTAGGGGATAAAATTTGGTTACGTAAATATATAGGACGTTCAGGTCATATAATTGAAACTACTATTAAAAGTATAGGAAGAAAGTATATTACAGTGGAGTGTTCACCTAAAAAGAAGTTTTATATAGAAAATCTACAACAAAAAGATGGCTGTGGAATAAGTGATTTCCTAATAAAAGATATAAAACAATATGTGGAAAGAGAAAAGAGAAGAAAAAAAGTTAATAAATTACTAAGATTTAATTGGAAAAGGCTTAATGCAGATGATTTAGATCAAGTATTAAATATATTAAGTAATTATAAGGAGGAAATATAAATGGCTAACATATGGGATAAATTTGATAAGAACATAGATGTAGAGGGTTTAAAAGCAGATGCTAAAGAGGCAGCTGAAAACGGAGGTGGTGACTTTAAAGAAGTCCCACACGGTGAGTATGAAGTTGAAGTAAATAAGTTAGAGCTAAGAGAATCTAAAAAAGGAGATCCAATGTTAAGTATTTGGTTTAAGATTTTAACAGGAGAATATAAAGGAAGTTTGATATTCTATAATCAAGTATTATCAAGTGGATTTGGATTACACAAGGCTAATGAAATGCTTAGAAGTTTAGACAGTGGTGTGGAAGTAGAGTTTGAAAGTTTTAGTAAATATAACGATATGCTTATGGATATGGCTGAAGCTATAGACGGTAAATTGGAATATCAACTTAGTTATACAGCTAATAAGAAAAATAATAAGTTTAGTGAGTATGAAATAAAAGATATATTTGAAGTTTAAAAGGGATGGGGAGTGTACAAGCTCCCTTTCTTAATAAAGTGAGGTTATAAAATGATTAAGATTAATTCAGTTGAAGATATAGTAAAGTATTCGAAATATATTCCTATATCAGCATTGTTAGATATAGATAAAAGAATAGCAGACTGGTTAGCAAGTGGTGGTAAAGAAGATGCTCCTTATGTAAAGCAACAATTTAAATATGCTGAAAATGTAGTGAATTTATTTAGAGGTGATAACTAATGCTTTTCTACGATTTCGAAATTTTTAAACACGATTGGCTAGTAGTTATAAAAGATACTGATACTAAGAAAACTCATACCATAGTAAATAATGTTAAAGAATTAAGAAACTTCTATGAAACCAATAAAGATAATATTTGGTGTGGCTACAACTCTAGGTCATATGACCAATGGATCCTAAAAGCCATAATGGCTGGATTTAATCCTAAAGAGTTAAACGACCACATAATAGTAGATCATAAGCCAGCTTGGAAATTTAGCAGTACATTATTTAAGATTCAACTATATAACTATGACGTTATGACTAGTTTCCATGGACTTAAACAATTAGAAGGGTTTATGGGCAATGACATAAGAGAAACTACAGTATCTTTTGATATAGATAGAAAACTTACAGAGGAAGAACTCCAAGAAGTAATTTTCTATTGTAACCATGATGTTGAGCAAACTATAGAAGTATTTATAAATAGAATAGAAGAGTTTGAAGCCCACATGGGATTAATTAAAAACTTTAAATTACCATTAAAACATATAAGTAAGACCAAAGCTCAATTAAGTGCAATTATATTAGGTGCAAATAAACAGGATCGTGAAGATGAATTTGAAATAAATATAGTACCAACTATAAAGATTAATAAATATAGAGAGATTTTAAACTGGTATAAGAATCCACTAAATAGAGATTATAAAAAATCACTTGAAATAGAAGTTGCTGGAGTACCTCATATATTTGGCTGGGGTGGTTTACATGGTGCTAGAGATAAATACATGGGTGAAGGGATTTTTATTAATTCAGACGTAGGAAGTTTTTATCCAAGTTTGATGATACAATATGACTTTTTATCACGAAATGTAAGAGATAAGAGTAAGTATAAAGAAATTTACGATTATCGTATGCAGCTTAAAAGAGAAGGAAAAAAGAAAGAGCAGCAACCATATAAAATAGTTTTAAATAGTACCTATGGAGCTTCTAAAGATAAATATAATAATTTATTTGATCCTTTACAAGCAAATAATGTTTGTATAAACGGACAGTTAATGTTGCTGGACCTTATAGAAAAAGTAATTGAAGGAGTTCTAGGAGCCAAACTGATACAAAGTAATACAGACGGTGTTATGTGGAAGCTAGAGAGTGAGAAAGATATAGAAACTTATAAATTTATATGTGAAGAGTGGTGTAATCGTACAAGAATGACATTGGACCATGACCATATTAAAAAAGTAGTGCAAAAGGATGTAAATAACTATCTCATAGTGATGGAAAACGGAAAAATTAAATCTAAAGGTGCTTATGTTAAATCATTAAATAAGTTGGATTATGATTTACCAATAGTAAATCAAGCTTTAATGGATTACTTTATAGAAGGAATTACACCAGAGGAAACTATTTTAAGTTGTAATCACCTAAAGGAGTTCCAGAAGGTAGTTAAGATAAGTAGTAAATATTTATATGGTTATCATGGAAATACAAAATTAGATGAAAGAGTTTTAAGAGTATTTGCTAGTAGGTCCCGTAGTGATGCTGGAGTATTTAAAGTAAAAATTGAAGGTGGAACTAGAGAGAAAATAGCAAGTACACCGTTAAGATGTTTTATAGATAATTCAGACATAAGTGATAAGACAGTACCACGTAAATTAGACAAGCAATGGTATATAGATATGGCTTGGAAAAGGATAAAAGATTTTATAGGTTAGGTCGGAATATGAAATTATTGTGTACTAACTGAAATTAAAAAATTGGAGTAATTCTAGATAAAAAAGTGTGGCCACACCTCCAGGAATGGAGGGAAAGAAATGAAAATATTATTGGTTAATGTTGATTCTAAATTTAACCTTGCAATAAGAAGAATGTATAACTATTTTAAAGATAATAATGAAGTGAAAATGATAGATTTAAAACTTGATGGTTATCCAAATAGAAAAAAGAAAATAGTTGATGCAACTGGTTATGACAAAGTATATTCAAGCAATATTTTTGAAATTAATCAAGATAGATTTGAAATAATTGGGTGTAATAATATTATTTATGGCGGAATAGGTTCGGTTGATCCTAATTTAAAGTTACCAATAGAAATAGAAAACACAGAGCCATTTTACTATGAATATGAAGATACAAGCTATGGTTTTATTACTAGAGGATGCATAAGAAATTGTTTCTTTTGTAAAGTACCAAAATATGAGGGTAAACTAAAAGTTTATAACTCATTAGAAAGCATTATTAAACATAAAAAAGTTAAGTTTTTAGACAACAATATATTAGCATATGACAAGCATATGGAAGTATTTAAGTATCTTATAGAGAATAACATCAGATGTGAATTTAACCAGGGATTAGATTTTAGATTGATTAATGAGGATAATGCAAAGTTACTATCAGAATTGAACTACATGGGTGAATATATATTTGCTTTTGATAATCCTAAGTATCAACCATTATTAGAAAAACAATTAAAAATCATAAAGAAGTATATTCCTAAGGAATGGAAAGTTAAATTTTATATCTATCAAAATAAAGATATGAATATAGGCTTACTTATTAAAAGAGTTGAGTGGTGTAGAAAAAATAAATGTTTACCTTACTTTATGAGAGATATTAATTGTTGGGATAGTAAAGAAAGAAATTTTTATATTGATTATGCAGCATATTGTAATCAACCTAGTTTCTTTAAAAGTATGGACTTTGAAACATTTTTATATAAAAGGCATAAGAAGATTGAAAGAATAAAAGAAAGTCTTAAAATTTACAATGACAATTTAGTATGTAAATATGCTATCTAATGTCGCAATACAAACATATTAAGTAACTATAAATATTAATCCAACTATTTTTATATTCAAGCTGTACTAGAGTATTAATAAACTAATACAAAGGAGGTAAATATGAAAAGTAAGAAAGATAAGTTTATGGAATATGTAGATTTAAGATTAAGAGAAAAGAAATATAAAGATAAATTATTAAAATCAAATATTAAGGATATACAAATTAAGGGCATGGAGAAAACAACACGCCGAAAAGTAGGTCAATTTTAGGAGGAAACAAAAGTGTTAGATAAATTTAAGGTAGGTAAAAAGTATGAAATATTAACTTGGAATGAAATGAAAGAATTTGCACTAGAAAAATATGACGGTTTACATTTGCCCGATGAAAGCGAAACAAGTGACTTACCTTTTGTTAATGAAATGGACGAATTAATTGGTAAAAACTTTATAGCATTAAATGAAACGAGGTATTTCACAGGGCAATATACAGTACAACCATGGATGTGTAAAGAGGTTGAAACTGAACTACAAATAATTCCACTTAAAGAATTTATTAATGGAGCAACATATCAAATATTGGAATGGGATGAAATGAAAAATATTAAGGATATTGAGATATATCCAAATGCATTAACATATGAAGACGTTAATTTCCTACAAAGAATGAAGAGATATTGTGGCCATCAGTTTAGAGTTGATAGAATAGATGTTTTTACTGAATTAAAAGGTATAGATGGGTCTATTTACCCATGGATGTGTAAAAGAGTTTACACAAGAGAAGAAACTAAACCTACAATTGGTCAGACATTAAAGAAATATGAAAGACATCAAGAAATATGTGATGAACTTAATAAAATTTATAAAGCTAAGAATCATGACTATGGAGATAGTTTTGGAGAAACTTATAAGAAGTTAGGAATAATAAGTGCGGTTACTAGAATTACAGATAAAGTTAATAGGTTACAAAGTTTATGTACTAAAGATGCTCTGGTAGATGAATCTATAAAAGATACATTAATGGATTGTGCCAACTATTGTATTATGACTTTAATTGAATTGGAAGGTGAAGATAATTGAATTTTAAAGAATATCAAGAAAAGGCTTTAAAAACTAAAGGTAGCTATACAGATAATATAGATCAACTTATAAATGGAGTTATGGGACTTAATGGTGAATCTGGAGAAGTTATAGACATAAGTTAAAAATATTTATACCAAGGTCATTCATTGAATATTGATAAATTAATTAATGAGTTAGGGGACGTACAATGGTATATAAATTTAATTGCAGATGCTATAAATGTAGATTTAGAAGATGTAGCTAAATATAATATATACAAGCTAGAAAAAAGATATCCTAAAGGGTGTTTTAGAGTAGAAGATAGTGTTAATAGAAAGAAGTAGGGAGCTTAAATGCTCCCTTTGTATAAGGCAGGTGAGAAACAGTGTTTAAAGGATACATTCCCACAGGTGGCAAGGATGGTAAAAGACCAACGGAAGAATATAAAGATAGAACAGATTTTTACAGTTTAGAGGATATAGAATCTTTAAATTCTTATGGTGGAGTGTTAAAAGATAACATAATACAAATTGATATAGATGATAAAGAACAATCAGATATTCTTTATAAAATAATAAAAGAATTAAACATAAATACTACAGTTTTACAAACTACCCGAGGAAAACATTTTTATTTTCTTAATCCAGGAATAGAAAGAAGAAAGCAAGGATATTATACTGCGCTAGGAATAAAAATAGATGTTGGACTTGGAATACAAAATGCAGTAGTGCCTTTAAAAGTAAAAGGTAGAAAAAGAAAATTTTTAAAAACAATAGAGGATATAGACACATTACCAGCGTGGCTAATACCTCTTACCAAAAGAGAAATTAACTTTAGCGCTATGGCGGAAGGTGATGGTAGAAATAGTAGTCTATATGGATATATATTGACCTTGCAGCAGAAAGGATTAACTAGGGAAGATATTAGAGAAACTATAAAAATTATAAATAAACACATATTAGGGGAACCACTGGATGAAAAGGAAATAGAAACTATATTAAGGGATGAAGCTTTTCTTAAAGAATCATTTTATATAAAAAGTAAATTGCAATATGAGAAATTAGCTACTTATCTACGTGAGAATAGAAAAAATAATAAAAATAAATGATGAATTACACATTTATAAAAATAATTATTATTCAAGTGATACAAAAGAGATTGAAAAAACAATGCTTAAATATATAAATAATTCTACTAATAGTACTAGAACCGAAGTATTAAGATACCTAGATCTATTATGTAAAAACACTAAAATGACTAATCCAAAATACATTACACTGGAAAATGGAATATTTGATTTAGAAAATAAAAAATTACTGGAGTTTAATAGCAGCCATATAATTAAGAATAAAATTTCATGGTCATATAATCCAAATGCTTATAGTGAAACTATGGACAAGACTTTAAACAAAATATGCTGCAAAGATAAGCAACTCAGATTGTTAATAGAGGAAATGATAGGTTATACATTATTTAGACGTAATGAATTGGGTAAAGCTTTCATATTAACTGGCCAAGGGGCTAATGGAAAGTCAACACTATTGGAGGTACTAAATGAATTACTTGGAGAGGAAAATATAGCTTCAGTATCTTTAGAAGAACTCAATCACCGTTTTAAAACATTTCAGTTGGAAGGTAAGTTGGCTAATATAGGTGATGATATAAGTAATAAGTACATTGAAGATAATAGCACCTTTAAAAAATTAGTTACTGGGGAAAAAGTAAATGTAGAGAGAAAAGGAAGAGATCCATTTGACTTTAAAAATTATAGTAAATTAATTTTTTCAGCTAATGAACTTCCAAGAATAAATGACCTTAGTGGTGGACTTAAAAGAAGATTAATTTTTATTCCATTCAATGCAACTTTCAGCAAAAAGGATAAAGACTACGACCCATTTATACTAGATAAGCTCACAAGTCATGAAGCCATGGAATACTTACTTAAATTAGCTTTGGAAGGATTAAACAGAGTATTAATTAATCACAGCTTTACTCATGCTGAAGTATGTAACCGAGTTTGGGAAGAATACGAAGCTATAAATAATCCTATAGTTGGATTCTTAGAGGACAACGACATAGAGAATGAACCAGTAAAAGAAGTTTATTTAAGATATTCAGCTTGGTGTAGTGAAAATGGTTTAAAATCTGTTTCCAAACCTGTATTTGGCAGAGAAGTTAAAAAGCAAGGTTATAATTCGGACACTGTAATTAGAGTTAATGGGAAACAAAAGAGAGTTTATAAGAAGTTATAATGTGAAATAATTGTAAAGGAGCATATTATATGGAAATGAGGCTATTCAAAAAAGATAATGAAGCGTGGACTAGATTCAAAATTCCTACTAAAGAATTGAATTCTATTTCTGCATTAGCAATTAAAATGTTTGCTAAAGAACCTACTAAAGTTAGTTCAAGATTTACTTATTATGAGATTAAGGGGGATTACCTAAATGGTAAATTTTAATTAATTTATTTGTTACAGATAGGTTATTCATCTGTAACACCCATCCAACATAGCAACAGCAACAGTTACAACAGTATCTTATAATACACTTTGTTACAAATAAAAATAAAATATCTGTAACACCTTATAAAGTAGTCATATCAACACTTTGAGTCTAATGTGTTACAAGGTTACAGATAAAATAATTTTCTTTATATATTAAATTACTTTTAATATAACTTATTATATATAATAAAGAAATTATTATATATATGTAACGCTTTTTCTGTAACAAAATCACTTAAAAGTTAATAATATAGCCAAAGTAGTTGTTACAGATACCCCTTAAAAGTGTTACAGAGATTACTAAAAAAGAGGTGAATTTGCTTGAATTATTATAAAAAGACAGAAAACTTGCTAAATGATTATATTAAAATTAAAAGTGAAATAGATAATTTACAAATAGAAATAGAAGATATTAAATTAGAATATAAAGGTGTAGGAGCAATGAGTTATGAAGAAAAAAGTACTTCCACCAATGCTTTTAATTCTAATGTTGAGAATGAAATTATTAATAAAGAAAAACTTTTAGAAAAATTAAATTATAAATTAAATAAAAAAATAAGACTTATTAAAAAAATAGATAATGCAATTAATGTATTAAATGATACTGAAAAAAAAGTAATCAAAATGAAATGTTTTGAAGGATTACAATATAAACAAATAGGACAAGTTTTAAATATAGATCATAACTATGCATGTGAAGTTAAAAGGAAAGCTATAAATAAAATTATCGACTTAGTTTTTATCAAGGAAAAACTTTGATAAGACTTAGTTTATACTACATACAATTAAAGATTATATGTAGTATAATAATATCGTAGAAAAATATAAGGAGGTGAAAATCCTCCTACTTAAATGTGTATATGTACTGATGAGCACCTTAACGGGTGCTTTTTTACATACTTAGCAAAGGCTAAGAAATAATATTTGCAGGAGTGGTGATTATATGTGAGATATAAATTTAATACTAGGTGGAAAGGTAAAAATTTAATTTGCGCCTGTTTATTTGGCAATCCCGCCTGTGATAGATATAAAAAATGTGAAGTATTGGAATTAAAATTAAATACTTATGGAGATATAGATAAATGTATGAATCATAGATCTTATAAAAGAATTAAAGGAGCATTAAGACAGAAATAAATCAAGTTATGCACAACGTATTGTGGATAATATGTACAACTCATACTATATATTGTGGTTGTATTATAAAATTAATATTTATAAAAGGAGGTGGCATTGTGAAGCTAACACCAAAACAGAAAATATTTTGTGATGAATATCTAGTGGATCTTAATGCCACTAGAGCATATAAAACGGCCTATAAAAATATTAAAAAAGATGAAACAGCAGCGGTCAATGGAAATAGATTGCTAAGAAATGCTAAGGTTAAAGAGTACATTGATAAAAGAATGAAAGATAGAGAAAAAAGAACAGAAATAACTCAAGACTTTGTTTTAAAGGAGCTTTATGCTATAGCTAAATCTAATGGTTCTAATTATGCGGAAGTAGTTAAAAAGTCTTATATGAAACCTGTTTATGATGAACAAGGAAATAAAATAGGTGAAGAAGAAGTTTTTTATAAAGATGTAGAAATAAAAGAAACGAAAGACCTTACAACTAATGAAAAGAAAGCTATAACAGCAATTAAAAATACTAAGTTTGGCATTAGTGTAGAAACAGCGGATAAGGTAAAAGCTTTAGAGTTATTAGGTAGACATTTAGGAATGTTTAAAGATAAAGTAGAAGTCAATGGTAATATGAAAGTTAATAATCCATTTGAAGATTTAACTACAGATCAATTATTAAAACTAGCTGGTGTAGAAGATGGATAAAGAATTAGTACAATTAGGGGCAAAGATAGAACTTGCAAGACGTAAGTTCTTTTTTTATTGCAATTTAAAGGCGCCAAACTTTTATAAGCAAGATAGAGAATATTTAGTGGAATTATGTAATGAATTTCAAGAGTTTCTTTCTTCAGATGAAGAAGTAATGATAGTAAATGAACCTCCTAGGCATGGAAAGAGTAGAACAGCAGGACTATTTGTTGAATGGGTTCTTGGCAATAATCAGAATGGAAAGATAATGACAGGATCATACAATGAAACTTTATCCACTATGTTTTCTAAGAATGTAAGGAACTCCATTCAAGAGGAAAAAGCAGATAAGTACAAACCAGTATTTTCTGATGTTTTTCCAGAGGTAAGAATAAAACATGGTGATGGAGCTATGAACCTATGGTCCTTAGAAGGTGGATATAATAACTATTTAGCCACTTCTCCAACAGGTACAGCTACAGGATTTGGAGCTTCATTGCTAATTATAGATGACCTTATTAAAAACGCTGAAGAAGCTTACAATGAAGCAGTATTAGAAAAGCATTGGGATTGGTTTACTAATACCATGTTATCTAGACTTGAAGAAGGTGGAAAGATAATAATCATAATGACTAGATGGGCCAGTGGTGATTTAGCTGGTAGAGCATTAGAGTATTATAAAGAACAAGGAATAAAAGTTAAACATATCTCAATGAAAGCCCTAATTGATAAAGAAAAAAAGCAAATGTTATGTCCTGAAGTATTAAGTTATAGGAGTTATAAAAATAAAGTTAAAGCTATGGGTGAGGATATAGCCAGCGCTAACTATCAACAGGAGCCTATAGACTTAAAAGGACGGTTATATAGTGACTTTAAGAAATATAAATATATACCTAAAGATAATAATGGTAATCCACTGTTTACTAGAATTAAGGCTTATATAGATACTGCTGATGAAGGTTCAGACTATTTATGTTGTATTGTTTATGGTGAATATAACAAAGAAGCTTATGTTTTAGATGTTTTATATACTAAGGAGCCTATGGAAGTTACAGAAACTGCAACAGCTAAAATGCTTTATGATAATGGAGTTAATATAGCAGACATAGAGAGTAATAATGGCGGTCGTGGTTTTGCAAGAAGTGTAGAAAGAATATTAAAAGAAAAATTCAATAGCAATAAAACAAAGGTTAAGTGGTTTCATCAAAGTAAGAATAAAAAGGCTAGAATACTTTCAAACGCCACTTGGGTTATGGACCATATATATTACCCAATTAACTGGAGAGATAAATGGCCAGAATATTATAAGGCAATGAACAAATACCAACGTGAAGGTAAGAATAAGCATGATGACGCTCCAGATGCAACAACCGGTGTAGCAGAAAATGTAGGAAAGAATAAGTCAATTTCATTTGACTAAGGAGGTGTTATAGATGATATTTATAGATAAAATACTCAATAGTGGATCTAATTCGGTAATGAGCTTAGAAGAAATTATTAAAGAGGAAATAAAAGAATGGAATAGCTCACAAGCAAGGCAACTTATGTTAGATGGAGAAAGATATTATAAAGGTGATACAGATATACTTAAACGTAAAAGAATGGCTATAGGTGAAGATGGAGAATTAGAAGAAGTAAAGAATTTAGCAAATAATAAACTAGTACATCAATTTGTTAGAAAGCTTGCGGACCAGAAAGTAGGATATTTATTAAGTAAGCCTTTAAGTGTACAAACTGATAATGAAACATATAAAAATGTATTAGATGATATATTCAATAAGTCATTTATGAGATTACTCAAGAATCTAGGCAAAGACGCAATTAATAAAGGGGTAGCATGGGCTCAAATCTATTATAATTCAGATGGTGAACTACGATTTAAAAGATTACCTAGTGAAGAGATTATTCCATTATGGAAAGATTCGGAGCATACTAAATTAGATGCTTTAATAAGAGTGTATGAGATTATAGTCTATGAAGGTAAAACTAAAAAGACAGTGCAAAAAGTTGAATACTGGGACACAAAACAGGTATTAAGATATGTTAATGATAATGGTAAATTAATACTTGATGTTGAAGCTCCAGAAGATGAAGGGCATTTTAGTATGGTAGATGATAAAGGAAATAAAGAATCATTTACCTGGTCTAAAGTGCCTTTTGTGTATTTCAAATATAATGATGAAGAGCAGCCGCTTATTAAATTTGTTAAATCCTTAGTAGATGATTATGACAGAAATAAAAGTGACAATAGCAATAACTTAGAGGATCTTCCAAACTCTATTTATGTTCTTAAGGATTATGATGGTGAGAACCTAGGAGAGTTTAGAAGAAATATGAGCATTTACCGAGCAGTTAAAGTTACTGGTGATGGTGGAGTAGAAACAAGAAATCTAGAAATTAATGTAGAAGCTTATAAAACTCATATTGAACAGACGAGAAAAGATATTTATGAGTTTGGTAGAGGTGTAGATACTCAATCAGATAAGTTTGGAAACTCTCCAAGTGGTATTGCTCTTAAGTTTTTATATAATGATTTAGATATGGATTGCAACATAATAGAAACAGAGTTCCAGGCATCACTTGAATATCTATTGTGGTTTGTGAATCAGCATTTAATTAATACTGGACAAGGAGATTATACAGGTGAAAATGTAGAATTTATCTTCAATCGTGATACCCTTATAAATGAAACTGATAGTATTAATAATTGTCAAAATAGTGTTGGTATTATTAGTGATGAAACAATAGTAGCTAACCATCCTTGGGCCACTAAGGATGAACTAGAAAAGATAAAAAAACAGAAAGAAGAACGTGAATTAATGTATCCTAATTTTCCTTTAGAAGAAATACCAGAGGATGAAGAGAATGAGGAGTAAAGACTATTGGAAGAAACGTTCAGAAGTTGTAGCTGGTAAGCAATTTAAAAAAGTAGATAATTATATATTATCTACACACTTAGAATATATGGAAGCCTTAAGTAGCATACAAAAAGATATAGAGGTATTCTATTCTAGATTTTCGCAGAATAATGAAATATCTTTACAAGAAGCTAGAAGGCTATTAAATTCAAATGAACTACATGAGTTTAAGATAGACTTAAAAGAGTTTACTAGAAAAGCTAAAGATAATAAAAATCTACAATGGGAAAGAGAATTAAACAATGTATCTTATAAGGTAAGAGTTACTAGGTTACAAGCTCTACAAACTCAAATGAGAAACCAAATAGAAAACTTATATACTAAACAACAAAATGATACTACTAATATTTTAAGTGGAATATATGAGGATACTTATTATAGGAATATCTTTGAAGTACACAAAGGCTTAGGAATAGGTATTAATTTTGCTAAGTTAGATACCAATACAATAAATAAGGTAATTACAGAACCATGGCATGGAGATAATTATAGTAGTAGGATATGGAATAATAAAGAAAAGTTAATAATAGAGTTGCAAACCAACCTTACTCAATCTTTTATTCGAGGAGATTCTATAGATAAAACAAGTAAAAGAATAGCCGAAAGAATGAGTGTAGCAAAGAATAGAGCAAGGACACTTGTTAATACTGAAAGTGCTAATATTATTTCTAAATCAACTTTTAACAGCTATATTGGAAGTGGAGTTGTTAAAGAATATGAAATACTTGCTACTTTAGACTTACATACGAGTAAAATATGTAGATCATTGGATGGTAAGATATTTAAGATTAGTGAAAAAGAAATAGGAGTTAATGCTCCACCGTTTCATCCTAATTGTAGAACTACAATAATTCCTTATTTCTCAGATGCTATAGATGAAGAAAGAATTGCCAGAGATAGTGAAGGTGAGATTTATTATGTAGATGGAAATATGAATTATGGGCAATGGTACAAAGAAAATGTTAATGATAACTCCGGTAAAAAATGCCATGATATTAAATCAGAAAATAACTTACAAAATACAATTAAAAATGTATCCAAGCAACTAAATATAAATGAGTTTACAAATGAAATGAATCAATATTATAAAAATGGTAATGAAAAAGTATTAATGGTACATGAAAATCAAATGAATAAGTTAAGATATTCAGAGGGAAATGCTTCTTATCACCTATTTGGTGGAATATCTTTGGAAAGACCCAACAAAATGATAAATAGAAGAAATAAGTTAGGGAATGGGTATATAGGAACATTATTTCACGAAACTGGTCATGGAGAAGATTTTAAATTCTTTAAAGATTCAGTTGGAAATATTGATAAGTATATGAAAAATAGTTTACCTATGAGTTCTAGTTATTACTATATGAAAGACGCAACTAAAAAAGATAAAAGAATGTTAGCTAAATTAATAAACAATGAGGAATGCAATGATTTAAAGAAATATATTCGGCAAAATGGCAAAATGAACGAATCATTATCTGATATATGTGTCGGAATTACAAATGGAAAGTTAACTGGCTCAGGAGGACATACTGCAAAATACTTTAAAGACAAAGGTAAAGTACAAGCAGAAACATTTGCAAATCTAACTACAATATATACAAAAGGGGATAAAGAAACTATAGCACTATTGGAAAAGTATTTTCCTAATACAAATAAGGAGTATTTTAATCTTGTAGAAGACATGATTAAAGAAAACTATGATAATCTTTTAAAAAAATTAACAGTTACTAAATAATAACCAAATGTTTTGAAAGTGAGGTGAAAATAATGAATGATGTGTCAACTCATGGAGTACAAAGAATAAAAGCAGCTATATTTAAATTTAGCGGAGATTTTCGTATTGCCGATATAGTAACAGAAGCATTAATTGGTAATGGATATGATATTGACATAGAACCAATTAATGATGAATTTCATATACCACAAGGTGAAAAAATTAATGTTTATACAGTAAAAAGATAGGACTAAAGGGCTAAGAAAGGAATGATATAAATGAAAAAATTAAATACCATTCAAAAGAAAGGAAAGCTAAATGATGTATATGTTTTAGATGAAAAAGGTAATGGTGAATCCAATCATGTTTATATGATATGTAAAAAAGATAAAGATATTTTAGACAGTGTACTAGTAGATATAAATTTTCAAAAAGGTCCTCGTAAAGAAGGAAGTTCAACCAATGGTATACTAGATACAGATTTATTAGAAATAGTAAGACATAGATTACAAGGTTTTCAAGAAGGTCCTTATTCAAGCAGAGAAAATGCATGTGCATTAACTCACATTGAAGAAGCCCTTATGTGGTTAAATAGAAGAGTTGAAGATAGAATTGAAAGGGATGTTCTGGGAACTAGTAATAAATAGTTAAGAGGTGATAGTAATGGCTAAGTATAAAAAGAAGCCAGTTATAGTAGAAGCTGTGCAGTATACAGGAGATGTAAATACTACTGAGATTGAAGATATGTCATTTCATGAAGCTTACATGAATGGAATTATTAGAGAAGAAGAGGACAATTTATTAATTAAAACACTAGAAGGAACTATGGTTGTAAATAAAGGTGATTACATTATTAAAGGGGTGAATGGAGAGTTTTATCCATGTAAACCAGATATTTTTAAAAAGACATATGAATTAGTAGAATAATTTTGAAAGGAGTAAATAATATGCCAAAATTAAATGAAATATTAGGAGAAGCTTATTCTCAAATATCAGAAGAACTACAAACTAAATATAAGGATGTTGATTTAGTGGATAGTTCAATATATGTAGCTAAAGATAAATTTAATGCTTTAAATGAGCAACTTAAAACTGCCAATACAACAATTACTGATTTAAAGAAAAGTAATAAAGATAATGAAGATCTACAAACTAAGGTTACTGATTATGAAACTAAGGTTAAAGACTATGAAAAGAAAATACAGGATATGCAATTTAATTATGCATTAGAAGGAGCTTTAAAGAGTGCCAATGTAAGAAATACAAAGGCTGTTAAAGCTCTTTTAAATTTAGAAGGCATTAAATTAGAAGGTGAAAGCCTTATAGGTCTTAATGAGCAAATAGAGGCAATAAAGAAAAGTGATAGTTATTTATTTACTGAAGAACAAAAACCACAATTTTCAGGAATAAAACCAACAGATAATTCAATAAAAGATCCAGTACCAAAAGATACAAGTAAAATGTCTTATACTGAATTATGCAACTATCTAGAAGAAAATCCTAATGCACAAATTTAAATAAAGAAAGAGGGAATATAATATGGCAAAATTTGATTCAAAAAGTTTTAATCCACAAGCATTTGGAGCTTATGTAGAAAGAGCACCAAAATTAAAGAAAAATGAATTATTAAAATCAAGAGCATTAAAAGGAAATGCAGAAATTAAAAATGCTTTCAGTTCACAAACAGGAACTGCATATGCAGTATTACCTATGTATGGAAGAATTGACGGAGCAGCATTAAACTATGATGGACAAACAGATATTACGGCTACAAGCACAACTACATTTGAAAGAGGTGTTGTAGTTGTTGGTAGAGCTAAAGCATGGGTAGAAAGTGATTTTTCAGAAGATATAACTGGTGGAGTAAATTTCATGGATAATGTAGGAAACCAAGTAGGAGAATATTGGGATGATATAGATCAAGGTACGTTATTATCAATATTAAAGGGTATATACTCAATGACAGGTGCTAAAAATTTAGAGTTTGTTAATAACCATACATTAGATATAACAACATTAGCAGATGATAAAAATGTTGTGGGACCAACTACATTAAATACAGCTATTCAGAAGTCTAGTGGTGACAATAAGTCTAAATTTACCCTAGCTATTATGCATAGTGCGGTTGCTACTAATTTAGAGAACCTTAAATTACTATCATATCTTAAATATACAGATGAAACAGGTATTGAAAGGGAATTACAACTTGCAACATGGAATGGAAGAACTGTTTTAATTGATGATTCAATGCCAGTAGAAGAAGTTCCTAAAACAGGTGATATAGAAGCATATACAAAATATACAACTTATGTATTAGGTGATGGAGCTTTTGACTATGAGAATATTGGTGCTAAAGTTCCGTATGAAATGTCAAGAGATCCAAAAACTAACGGAGGACAAGATACGCTTTATTCTAGACAAAGAAAGTGTTTTGCTCCTTATGGAATTTCTTATATAAAGAAATCCCAAATAACATTATCACCAACAGATGAAGAACTTGCTAATGGTGCTAACTGGGAGCTTGTTAATGATGGTGGGTCAGGAAGTGCTAAACAATATATAGATCATAAAGCTATTGCAATAGCTAGAATTATTTCAAGAGGTTAATAGATTGGATATGAGTTTAATGACTCCGTTAGAAAAATTAAAGAAACTTTTAGGTATAGCCTTAGATGATGATTCTAAGGATTTTTTATTGGAATTTGCACTAGAAGATGTAGAACAAATAATAAAAGGATATTGCCACATTAAAGAGATACCAGACGCTTTAAATACTACGATTTTAAAAATGGCTATGGATATGTATAGAAATGAGAACCTAGGAGAAGAAGAAAGTACCTTAGGTTCTATTTCTTCTATAAGTGAAGGAGACACTTCTGTAAGTTATAGAAGTTCTATTGCTGAATTTAAAGATAGCTTAATAAAGGATTATAAAGCACAACTAAATAAATATAGAAAGTTGGTTTGGTAATATGCTTAAAGGTATAGAAAAGGCTAGAAAACAAGCAAAAAAAAGCTATTGAAAGCCTGTATGATTGTACTTGTAATATTTATAGATATGAAAAATATAAAGATTCAGTAACTAAAGAAACTAAAACAGGTATTAATCCAATTCCTAAGCATGAAAAACAATCTTGTAAAGTATCAAAACAAAGTCTAAGTAAAAATAATCAAACTGATACAACAAATAATATAAACTATGAGCTCAAGCTTTTTATAGCTCCTGAAGTTGAAATCAAACAAGGTGATGAAATAGAAGTTACTAATGCATTGGATGTAAAAGCTAAATATAAAGCTGGAGAAGGATTTTTTTATTATACACACCAGGAAGTCATTTTAAATAAAAAGGATAAAGCTTAATGGCTAGATTAGCTAGTTTTGATTACTCTGATTTTAAAAATATGGCCAAGAGCTTTCAAAAAGCTTTAGATGAAAGAGTAATTGAAAGATGGATAAGAGAATTTTTGTTGGAGATGGCATTTAGAGCTGAAAGAAAGATTAAAAAAAGAACTCCAGTAGGTGTTTATAGTAATCAAGTATCTTTTACAACAAAGGATGGTAAAGAGGTAAGTTTTACAACTAGTAGCTCTAAAATAGGAGGACATTTAAGACGTAACTGGCAAGTAGGAAATGTAGTAAAGCAAGGTGATGCATATATAGTTGAAATATTTAATAATACTGAATATGCAAGTTATGCGGAATATGGACATAGAACTAAAAACCATAAAGGCTGGGTTGAAGGTAGATTCATGGCAACCATATCTATGGCAGAAATAGAAAGGCAGTTGCCTAAGTTTTTAGAAAGAAAACAAGTGGAATTATTAAATCAAATACTTAATGGTAGGTTGTAAAATGACAAATATAAATGATTTAAGGATAGGAATTAACCAAACATTGGATAAAGAATTTCCTAACATAAATATATATGGTGAAGAGATTAAGCAAGGTTTTGAAGAGCCCTGTTTTTTTATTAAGGTTTTAAGTTCAGGTCAAGATAAAGAGATCAACGTTAGGTATAAGAAAAATATATCATTCAACATTCATTATTTTAGTGATAAAGAGGATTTGAATGATGATTGCAATGATATGGTTGATAAGCTTTATGAGGTGCTTGAATATGTAAAAGTAAATAATAGTTTATATAGATCTAATAAAATGACACATGAGGTTATAGATGGAGTTTTACACTTCATGTTGCAATTTAATTATCATGTGATTAAGGAAATTGAAAAAGCTCCTAAAATGAATAAATTGAAACAGGAGGTATATTTAAATGGCAGATAAAGAACAAGAAATTAAATTTACCAAAGAACAAATAGTAAATTCAAAACAGTTTACAGTAATAGAAATAGATGTACTTAAAGCTTTATTAAAAGATGAACAATATAGTATGGATGAAGTTAAAAAAATATTAGAAGAGTTTAATAAGAAAGAGGTGAAATAGTATGGCTGGTGGAACTTGGGAAAGACAAAATAAAATTAGACCAGGGGCTTATATAAATTTTAAGTCTAAAAAACAAGGACAAACACCAATAGGTGAAAGAGGAATTGCAACTTTACCATTAGAGTTACCTTGGGGACCAGAAAAGGAAGTATTAACAATACACGCTGATGATGATTTATCTAAAGTATTAGGTATAAATATAGCTGATGAAAGTGCATTACTTATTAGAGAAGTATTAAAGAAAGCTAAGACACTTTTATTATATAGACTTAATGAGGGTACTAAAGCCACTGCTGCATTAGAAGGATTAACCATAAATGCTAAATGCACTGGAACAAAAGGAAATAATATTACTGTAGTGATTCAAAACAGCATAGATTTTGTAGGAAGTTTTGAAGTTATAACTATATTTGAAGGTAATAAAGTGGATAAACAATTAGTTAAAAATATAGAAGATTTGAAGTCTAATGATTATGTTGATTTCAAAGGAACTGGAGAATTGAAAACTACTGCTGGATTACCGCTTAAAGGTGGAGTTGATGGTACTGTTACTAATCAATGTTATACAGATTATTTGTCAACTATTGAACCTTATGAATTTCATGCTATTGGTATTCCAACTAAAGATCCTACTATAAAAGCAGTAGCAACTACATTTATAAAAAGACTTAAAGAAGATGGTAGACAAGTGCAAGTAGTATTAGAAAATTATCCAGAAGCTGATACTGAAAATGTTATTAGCGTAAAGAATGGTGTAATTTTAAGTGATAATACAGTAATAAAATCCAATCAAGCAATTGCATTTGTAACTGGAGCTACTGCCGGAGCAAATGTAAATCAATCAAACACTTATTTAGAATATCCAGGTGCTATTGATGTAGATGTTAAATACACTAGCAGGGAAATAGAAGAAGCTTTATTAAACGGAGAAATAGTCTTTACTATTAGTAATAGAAAAGTAGTAATAGAACAGGATATTAATACATTTAAAAGTTTTACAGAAGATAAAAGAAAAGATTATAGAAAAAATAGAGTTATAAGGACACTTTTTGAAGTAAATAATGGTAGTAGGTTATTGTGGGAAACCAATTATATTGGTAAAGGTGATAATGGGGAAGATGGAAGAAATTTATATAAAAAGGATGTAATTAAATTTTTAGAAAGCCTACAAGGAATTGGTGCACTTGAAAATGTTGTACCAGAAGATGTTGAAATTAAAAGAGGACAAGATAAAGATTCTGTAGTAGCTAGAATGGGGGTACAACCAATAGATGCTATGGAAAAGTTATATATGGATGTGGAGGTGGAATAGTAAATGGGATTTCTTAAAGCAGGAGATACAATAAGTGGACAAGAGGCTAGAGCATTTTTAACAGTAGATGGTAGAAATGAAGAACTATTCTATGCTAAAAAATTAGAATCAAAAGTAGAAAAGAAAAAAACAGAAGTGAAAACTTTAGGAAAAAGAGGAGAACAACATAAAGCAGCTGGTTGGAGTGGTTCTGGTACATTGACAGTATATTATGTGACTTCTTTGTTTAGAGAATTAATGATTAAGTATATGAAAACTGGAGTAGATACGTATTTTGATATGAGTGTTACAAATGAAGATCCAACAAGTAGCATAGGGAAACAAACTACAGTTTTAAAAGATTGTAATTTAGATGAAGTTTCCATGGCAATGTTTGATGTAGAATCTGAGGTACTTGAAGAAGATATGGGATTCACGTTTGATGACGTGGATTTATTAGATAAATTTGGAAAACCAGTATTAGGTTAATAGGAGGAGTATATAATGAATAATTTTGAAGATTTTTTAATGGATAGCTTTGAGGAAGTAGAAGAAATAGAAAGAGAAATAACTATAGGTGGCAAAAAGAAAAAAATGAAATTTAAACCGATAAGTGCTGATAAAGGTGACGAACTTAGAAAGAAGTGTAAAAAGATAACAATAGTTAAAGGTCAAAAAATGAGTGAAACTGACCAAGATAAATTTATAGCTAATCAGATAATAGAGACTACAACATATCCTGATTTAAAAAATGCAGAACTACAAAAGGCTTGGGGTGTTATGGGAGCTGAACAATTACTTAAGGCTATGAAGTCTAAAATGAGTGATGGTGAATACATGGAATGGGGTAGCGTTGTAAGTGAAATAAATGGATATGATAAAGGTATACAGGAGTTAGTAGAAGAAGCAAAAAACTAATCAAGGGAGGGGATGGTGAAGCTAATTATGCTCACTATGCCCTCCACCGATTAAAAATTCTTCCTAGTACTTTTGTTAGAATGTCAAGGGGAGAAAGAGCTTTCGTATACGCTAGTATTGATTTGCATATAGAGAATGAAAAGAAACAAGTGGATAAAGCTAAAAGAAAAAGATAATATTGAAACAAACCCCAATATTTGTTATTATTAAAGTGATTTTTAATAAAGGGGTTGTAATCATATGAAAAAAATATTAAGCACTATTTTTATTGGAGTATTTTTATTAACAATGAGCGGATGTGGGCAAGAAGTTTCTACAGAAACAGCTTCTAAAAATAACACAGAGAAAAAAGCTCAGACAAGTAAAAAGGATGATAAGAAAGACATCATCGATAAAGGGAAAGTAAATGAAATAAAAGATTATTGTGAATTTACAGTTATTGATACTAAATTTGGTAAAAGAATAAATCCACCTAATCCTAAGAATATGTATACTTATTATGAAGCAAAAGAACCAGGAACAGTTTATTTCGATACGGTAATAGATGTAAAAAGCCTTTTGACAGAAGGGAAAAGGTCAGATGAGTTTTTATCAGTTAAAGTTATTTATGATAATAAATATGAGTACAAGACATTTTCAGCAATAGAGAAAGATGAGGGTACAAATTTTACTTATACAAATATAACACCAATAGAACCATTGAAAAAGGGAATGATTCACTTTATAGCTGAAGTTCCAGAAGAAATAGAGAAAGATAATAAATCATTAGTTGTTTTAATAAACGCAAATAATAAAGAATTTAAATACGTTGTTAGATAAAATAAAATTATTTCTATATATAAATAAGAACTTAAAGCACTTACTTTAATGTAGGTGCTTTTATTATTGTTTGAAAGCGGGGTGAATAGATGGCAACAGTATCTACTGCACTCAAAATGTTTGATCAAATGACGAGACCTCTCCAACAAGTTACTCAAGCTTTAAATTTAACTATAAGTGCTATGGACCAAATGAATAATGCTGCAAATAAAGACATAAGAATAACTAATTCTTTAAATACTGCAAGGGGAGCAATTCAAAGAGCTTCTGCTGGGTTACAAGAATTAGCTAATACACAAGATAAATCTAGAAATAGTCAAGAACAACTAAATAATTCATTTAATAAAGGGTCTAATGAAGCAAATGGATTAACAAGTAAAGTGAAAAATCTCATAGGTGCTTATTTAGGGTTCCAGGCTGTTAAAAAAGGAATAGATTTAACTATAGGTGGAGGAGCAAGGCTAGAACAACAATTAATTACCATAAGTGGTATGCTTGGGAACAAAGACGTAGGAAAAGCTTTCTTTGGAAGCTTAAATAAATATGCAAATGAGAGTGTATATGGATTAAAAGAGTTTAATACCATAACACGATCATTTATACAGTTTACAAAAAATACAGATAAGCTTATGGACTTAAATAAGACAGCTGAAAAATTAGCGTTCTTAGATCCGACACAGGGATTAGAAGGTGCAGGATTTGCATTAAAAGAAGCTTTGGGAGGAGACTTTATGTCTTTAAAATCCAGATTTGGATTTGGTAAAGCTGATGCAGAAATATTAAAGGCATCTAAAAGTATGGATGAGTTTATAAGCAAGTTTGATGAATTATTAGCTAAAAAAGGTGCCAGTGATAAAGCTTTGGAAGAATTTAATCAATCTGCCGTAGCACAATTAAATAACCTTAAATCAAACATAGAAACTGCGTTTGCACAGGCAAGTGAAACCGCGTTAGAAGTTTTAAAACCTTTGCTTAGTAGAATAAATGAAGGATTTAAAAATGGAAGTTTTGAAGGTTTTTTTAATGGCATAAGCGTAGGATTAGATATAATTGTGAATTTAACGATGGAAGCTATGGATATTATTACATCATTAAGTCAAACATTTATTGATAATTGGAGCATAATTAGTCCTATCATTTGGGGAATTGTATTTGCAATGATAGCTTATAATGCGACAATGGGAATTGCATGGTTAACAACTATACAAACTACTATTGCTAAGATTGCCCACACTATTGCGTCTTGGGCAGAAACAGCCGCTATACTTGCCTTAATAATAGCTCAAGATGGATTAAATGCAGCATTATTAGCCTGCCCTTTAACATGGATTATTATTGCAATAATTATATTAATAGCTTTATTCTATGGAGCAGTAGCGGCGGTAAATCATTTTGCAGGCACAAGTGTTTCAGCAACAGGTATTATTGCAGGATCATTTATGGTAGCACTTGCATTTATAGGAAATCTATTCGTAACACTTTATAATTTAGTTGTTGATATTATAGCCTTGTTTTATAATCATTTTACTGCATTTGCGGAGTTCTTCGCTAATGTATTTAATGATCCTATAGGTTCTATAATTAGGCTATTTGCAGCAATGGCAGATGAAGTTTTAGGGATACTTAAAAGTATAGCATCTGCTATAGATACGATATTCGGCTCTAATCTTGCCAATGCAGTAGGTAATTGGCAAAATGGACTTCAAGGTGCAGTTGATAAATTAGTTGGTAAACCTAAAATTCAATTTCAAAAGATGGATTCTTCTGCAATGCATCTAGATAGGTTTGAATATGGTAAGGCATATGATTCAGGGTATGGCGTTGGTAAAAACATAGGTGATAAATTTGATTTAGGAAATATATTTAATAAGGGTAATATTCCAGACATGGGTAAAATGCCAGATATGGCGGCATGGAATAAAGCACAAGGACCAGGAACATTAGGAACTGCAGGAGACGATGGTAAAAATAAAGGTGGTAGATCCCCAAGTGGAAACAAAGGATTGAAAGATGCTAACAATCATCTTAAAAATATAGACGATAAAATAGACATTAGCAATGAACACTTAGAAATGATGAGAGATTTAGCAGAAATGGAAAGCATACAAAACTTTGTAACTTTAACTCCAACAGTGCAAGTTACTACCGGAGATATTAAAGAAGAAGCAGACATAAACAAAATAATATCTAAGATAGAGAACTACATGGAAAATGAATTACTCAATAGTGCGGAGGGGGTATATGCTTAAATGGATTACAAAATATATTTAGGAATTAATAATGGTGAAGAAGGCTTCGTACTCCCTGTACTCCCAGAGAAAATTGAATTTGATGAAGATGGAAATAATAAAACATACGATATAATTAATTTAGGTGAAATTAATACAATAAATAAACCTAAGTTGATGGAAATAAGCTTTGAAAGTTTCTTTCCCAAGCATAAAGGTCCTTATGTAAGCTCGGAACAATTATTTGAACCGAGCTTTTATATTGCAAAGATTAGAGAATGGAGAGATAAAAAGCAAAAGATAAGATTTATATTTACAGGCAGTCCTTTAGAAATTAATGATTTATTTACTATAGAGAATTTTAAACCAAGCGAAGAAGGCGGAGAAGTTGGAGACGTACATTATTCTATAGAACTTAAAAGATATAAAAACTATGCTGCTAAAAAAGTAGTTATAGTAACACCAAAAACTGCAGCCACTAATCAATCTGTGAAAAAAGTAATAACGAATTCCAAGGCTGCAAGACCAAGTAATACTAATAAGCCTAAAACACATACCGTTACTGATAATGATACATTATGGCATATAGCTAAAAGATATTTAGGAAATGGCAACAAATGGCCACAAATTCATGATTTAAATAAAGATAAGATTAAAGATCCTAACGTAATACATGCAGGTCAAGTTTTAAGGCTTCCATAGGTGGTGATAGGTTGAATATACAATTATTACTGGATAATAAAGATGGGAATGTATTTGATATATCTGAATTAACAAGTGAAGTTACCTGGAAAACTAAAAGAAAAGATAAGCCTTCTAGTTTGGATTTTGAAATATTAAAAGATAAGCAAATTACTATAAATAATGGTGATGTAATAAGCTTTAAAGTAGATGGTAATCCAGTGTTTTATGGATATACATTTGAAAATGGAGGAAATAAAAATCCAATTATAAAAGTAACTGCTTATGATCAATTGAGATATTTACTGTTTAATGATACTTATGTATTTAAAAATAAAAAAGCAAGCCAAATCTTAATACAAATTGCTAAAGATATAGGATTGAGGGTAGGAACTATAGAAGATACAGGGTATGTTATACCTCAACTTCTTGAGGATGATAAGAAATTATTAGACATAATATATAGTTCTTTAGAGAAAACTTTAATGAGTAATAAAAGAACCTATACATTATATGATGATTTTGGATATTTAAACTTAAGAAATATAAATAACATGAGGCAACCTGTAGTCATTAGTGACGATAGTAACTTAGGAGATTATGATTGGAAAAATAGTATAGATAGTGATACTTATAATAGAGTTAAAATAGTAAGAGATAATAAAGATACTAAAGGTAGAGATGTTTATATAGCACAAGATAGTAGGAATATAGCTAAGTGGGGAAGATTGCAGTATTTTAAAAAAGTAGATGAGAAAATGAATAAGGCACAAATTCAAGAAATGGTTAACGCTGCACTAAAGCTTAAAAATAGAGAAACTAAAACTTTAAAATTAAAAGATGTTATTAGCACAGATATAGCAGCGGATTTAAAATTAAGAGCTGGTAGTGGTGTGTATGTGGATATAAAAGAAAAGGGAATAAAACAGTATTACCTTATAGAAGAAGCTACACATAAGTTTCAAAAAGGCAATTTAGTAATGGACTTTGATTTAAAGGTGGTGTAGATATGGGAATGATAGATACAATTAAAAAAGCAAGTATGGGAGCAGTAGGAGCTGGCAAACCTGTAGAAATAACTTTTGGTGAAGTTATAAATGCAGAGTATTTAAAAATAAAGGTGGATCAAAAGCTTATATTAGATAGAGATTTTTTTATTATTCCTGAAAGTTTAATTAGATATGAAATAGATTTAAAACATACTCATACTTATATAAACAATTCTATTGAAAGTAACCTAAATACATCTTTAGATAAATTATTAATTAGAGAAGGTTTAAAACAAGGAGATAAGGTTTTATTGCTTAGAATTCAAGGTGGCCAACAGTATGTAATCTTAGATAAGGTGGTGTAGGTGTGAGTGATGTTAGTATATTACCACAAGGAGCAGTTATATCTGATGATCTAGAAATGAAAGAAATAATCGAACCAACAAAGACTTATAAAATTAAAGATAATAGAATAGTGGGATTTATAGATGGTAAAGAAGCTTTAAAACAAGCAATAAGATTAATCTTAAATACAGAAAGATATGAGTATCTTATCTATAGTTGGAACTATGGAAGTGAACTTGATGGAGTTATTGGAAAGGATAAATCAATAGCGGAAAGTGAATTTAAACGTAGAATAAAAGAAGCTTTAAGCCAAGATGATAGGATTAATAATGTTGATAATTTTATATTTAAATACAATGGAGACAGTGTTTTTGTAGAATTCACTGTCTTTTCTATTTATGGAGAATTTACTGAAAGTGTGGTGAGATAGTAGTTGTTTGAAAATCAAACCGAAGAAGTGATTTTAGATAGAATGATGAATAAAATATCTAATGATTTAGACAAAAGAGAAGGTTCTATAATTTATAATGCTTTAGCACCAGCAGCTCAAGAAGTTGCTAAAATGTATTCAGATATGGATTATTTTTTAAAATGTACTTTTGCAAGCCCTGATATGCCAGATGAACTTTTGGATTTAAGAGTTGCAGAGGAAGGCCTTAAAAGAGAAAAAGCAACTTATGCAATTAAAAAAGGATACTTTTATAACGAAGAAAATGAATTAATAGACATTCCTTTGAATAGTAGATTTTCTATAGAAGATTTTAATTTTATTGCAGTAGAAAAAATTTCTACTGGTTTATATAAAATGCAATGTGAAACAACAGGTATAGAGGGAAACTCTATAATAGGACCATTAATACCAATTGAATATATTGAAGAACTTTCTATTGCTACATTAGGAGAACTTATTATGCCAGGAGAAGATGTTGAAAGTAACGAGAGTCTATATGATAGATATATAGAGCATTTAAATGAGAAACCTTATGGAGGTAATATAGCAGATTATAAAATTAATACTAGGGCCATTGAAGGTGTTGGAACCGTAAAGGTGTTTCCTATATGGAATGGTGGTGGAACTGTAAAAATAGTATTTTTGGATAGTGATTATAGTGTTCCTACAACAGAATTAATAGATAAGGTACAAACTATTTTAGATCCAGTACAAAATAAAGGCAAAGGTTTCGGTGTTGCTCCAGTAGGTCATGCTGTTACTGTATTAGGTGCTAAAGATATAGAGATAACTATAGAAACAAACATACTTTTAAAGAGAGGACTTACTATTGGCCAAGTTCAAGAAGATATTAAAAAAATTATAAATGAATATCTGAAACAACTTAGAAAACAATGGCATGAAGAGGATAATACTATAGTTAGAATTAGTCAAATTGAAGCCAGAATTTTAAATGTGGAAGGTGTGGCCGATTTATTTAATACTAAGATAAATGATAAAGAGGAAAATTTAACGTTAGGAACTGAAGAAGTTCCAATGTTTAAAGAGGTGGTATTAAGTGAAAAAGAAATTAATTGATTTTTTACCACCACAAATATCTGATATAGAAGAATTTAAAAATATAATGGCTACTGAAAATATAGAGTTAGAATTAATTGAAAAAGGCCAGCAAAGAATCTTAAAAGAAAATTTTATTGACACAGCAACAGAGTATGGAATAAAGCATAGAGAAACACTATTCAAAATTAGAGCTGATTTAGTAAATGATACATTAGAGTTTAGAAAGCTAAGAATTAAAAATAGAAAAATGGATAAGATGCCTATAACTCATAGGTCTTTGGAGTATAAATTAAAAACTTTATTTGGTGAAGGTAATTATAAAGTTGAAGTACTTAATGATGAATATATATTAAAAGTGGAAATAAGCACTTTTGATTGGAGTATGTTTAATGAAATAATAGACAATTTTAGATATATAATTCCATGTAATATGATGTTAAGTTCTACTTTAGTCCAGAAAATAAGTACTAGTATTTATTATGCTAGTGCTATAACAAGTGGTGAGGAAATAACTGTTTATCCATGGATGCCTAAAGATATAACATCTAAGGGCAAAGTTAATATAGCTATGGGTAGCAATACAGGAGTAGAAAATATAACAATATACCCCAGAAAGGAGGCTTAATTAATGGCAGAACAATTTTATACAATACTAACTAAAATAGGTAAAGCAAAAATAGCTAATTCAACAGCGCTAGGAACTAAGGTTAATTTTTGTAAGTTACAAGTTGGAGACAGTAACGGAACTTATTATAACCCAACAGAAGACCAGACAGAGCTTAAACATAAGGTATGGGAGGGAAATATAAATTCTATTTCGATAGATGAAAATAACCCCAATTGGATAATTATAGAGGTACTATTGCCTAGCAATGTTGGTGGGTTTATGATAAGAGAAGCCGCAATACTGGATGATGAAGATAATGTTGTAGCTATTGCTAAATATCCAGAAACATATAAACCACTAACACAAGATGGAAGTAGTAAAGATATACTTATAAGAACAATTTTAGAAGTAAGTAATACATCTAGTGTAACTTTAAAAGTAGATCCAACAGTTATACTAGCCACAAAAAAAGATATAGAAATAATAACTAGTAGTATGGACGATTTAGGCAAAAGAATAACAAAAAATGAAGAAAATATAACCAATATTAAGTCGGATTTGGATGATATTACGACAGATAATAAAAGATTAACTAAAGACAAAACAATCACAGGAGCTATAAATGAGCTTTTTATCTCTGCCAGTAATGGGAAAAAATTAATATCTGATGTTGTTGGAAATCCATTATTGGCTACAGATACTTTCCAGCAGCAAAGAGATAAAATACAAACATTAAAAAATACTTTTGCTAGTAATTTAAGTAGCAAAAAAGTAAGTGCGAGTAGTACAGAAGGTTTAAGCAATTTAATCAATAAGATATTAAATATAAATACAGGATTAAAATATGCAATGGGGACACTTAATCGCCAGAATGGTGAACGTACTGCAACAGTTTCAGGATTATCTTTTAGACCAGACTTTGTCTATGTAAATGGCTTAAATGGCTATATTGGATCATCTGATATAAACCCAATGATTTTTATATATTCAGGTAGCAAGGTTAACTTTGAAGAAAATATTAATCGATGGGGAACATATGGTCATTGGAATGGTATGAACGGTAACCCTCATGATTTTCCTATTTTGCATCGTTTGTCTTATGATATTGGCTCTATTGAAGTTACCAATAATTCGTTTACTATATTTGATCGTTTATATGATAAACCTTCTAGATTAAAATGGATAGCTATAGCTATAGAGGAGTGATTATTTTGTATCTAGGGAAAATGTTAATTTATAATAAAAAAACAGGTAAAATTTTAAATGGTTGTATACAAGAAAGATTCGATAGTGGTTTAACCGATAAAATGATTAAGGAATTAAGACCAAATGAAGTAGGTGTTGTAAACTTACCTTACGATTATAATGAAAATAATTTTAAAGAAGCAGCAGAATATCATATAGATGTAACAAAGAATAAAGAAACTACAGATTTAAAAGATTTAAAAGATTTAATTGTTATAACACAATATATGGAGCGTGTAGAAACCAATGAAGAGAAACTTAAAAGAGAAAAGCAAGAATTAGAAAATCAATTAATGCTTCAAGCAGACAATAATTTAGATGGAGGTATTTTATAATGGAAGTTAATATGGTAATAGTAAGAATATGTGCAGAGAGAATAACAAATAATGGGTTAAATCCCAAAACACAAAAAACTTATATTTTAGATGATGTAACAAATACAGATTATAGAAAAGCTATTGAGGATTATATACTCCAAAATACACCAGAAGTTTAAGTCACAATAGATAAAATAAGGTGACATAAATAATTTTATAAAGGCAAAGTAATGGACCATATAGGTCTTTTTATTTTGCTTAAAATAGTGTTTAAATATATAAATGGTTCTTAGTTATATTATTACTTTATGGTATTATTATAATTAGGGAGGGGTTATATGGAAGTACTTGATTTTTGTAAAGGGTGTGGCAGACCTATACAAAATAATAAATTTATAATAGCTACGCTATCTAATTCTACAGGAATATACGATGTGAGATTTTTTTTGTTCTCAATATTGTTTGAAAAAAATAAAAACTGTAGAAGATTATTTTATAATAGCTAATAAAAATGACCTTATAAAAGCATTAAGAACTATTTTAAAGAAAAATCTGAACTTGGATGAAAGAAAATATATTCAAGCCTTATTGATAAGAGCTGCTAGAGATAAAGACTTAAAATCAGTATATAGTAGTGAAGATTTAATAATTTCTAAAAATGATAATAAAGAATGGTGTTATATTTGTATGGAATTTGTAGAAAGTGAAATAGATAAAGAATTTTATTGTGATTCTTATTATGAAAATCATGATGATTATATGCTGGAACATAATATAGATATTATCAAAACGGACCATGATGTAATAGTTCATAGATGTAGTAAATGTAACACAACTTTATTAAAACATATTTAAATAAAATCATAATAAGAGTTTGGTGTTATCCAAACTCTTATTATTTACAATCGGAGGTGCAACATGAATGAAGAATTAATCAGTCATCAAATAGAAATACATGAAAAACGTCTTAATAATCATTCGGAAAGAATAGATAAAATAGAACAAAGTCAATCCAGGACAGATGCTAAAATTGAGAATCTTTGCGATCAATTAAAGCAACTTGTATCTGTTTTAAAATGGTATATAGGATTATCAGTAGGAGCTTTAGTAAGCTTCTTTTTTTTATGCAATTCAGCACAATTTATTTAAATAGAAAGGTAGGTGTCTAAATGAAATTTCTAGAACAATTCTTACAGATAAAAAAGATTATAGCATTATTAACTACTATAGTATTTTGCATTTTAAGTACAAAAGGAAACTTATCAAGTACAGAATTTTTGAGTGTATTTACATTAATAATAGGGTTTTACTTTGGACAAAGTTCAGCTAGGCAAGCGGTAAAGGAAAGTAAAGAGCAGGAATAGACCTGTTCTTTTTTTATTAAATTTAGAGGAGGTAATTTTAATATGCTATATAATTTGAATCCAGGACACACATTAAGCGGTGGAGATATAGGAACCAGAGGAATAAATGGATTAAAAGAAGAGGTATTAACAAGGCAATTAGTAGGAGAAATAGATAAAGAATTAAGAAATAGAGGACATAGTACTAATATATGTAGAGTTGATTATGCGCCTACATTACAAGAAAGCTTAAATAAACAAGTGGCCTTATGTAATTCAGTAGATGCAGATTTAAATATTTGTATACATTTTAATACAACAGTAGGTGGATATGGATCAGAAGTATATACTTATAATGGTAAGTATTTAATAGAGGCAGATAGAGTATTAAAAGAATTAAATAAACTAGGTTTTAGAAATAGAGGAATTAAAGAACAGCCTTTAGCACTAATTAAAAGAACTAAAGCCAAAACAATTTATATAGAAGTATGTTTTATAGATAGTTCTGGAGATGTAGCCATACTTAATAAATATGGAATGAGTGGAATTGCTAAAGCAATAGTAAATGGTGTTTTAGGTACATCTTCAAATGTAACACCAAGCAAACCATCTACTGATAATAATGGATGGACTAATTTAGATGGTAAAACAGGTACTATAAATACACCAAGTGGTGTAAATGTAAGAGAAAAGAAATCTACATCTTCTAAAATATTAGGAACATTGGTAAATGGGGCAAAGGTTAGATTGTATAGAAAAGAAGGAGATTGGATACATATTTATTATCCACCACATGGGGGTTATATATATGAAAAATATATAAAATATTAAATTTTTGAAGGTACTTCTGTAATGGAAGTACCTTTTTTATTGGAAAAATTATTATGATTTATATAAATATTTCATAAAAAAGGTATTGATTTATTATACTATCGATAGTATAATATAATTAGGAGGTGAGGGAGTGAAGATGGAAGAAAAAATAAAAGAGTTCAAAAAAAGTGGTGTCAGCACTTATTGAACTCATACTTGAAATAGGTACTCTATTAGCCGTCGTTAAGATGGTAATAGAAAGCCTATTCTAACCCAAGGGGAGGGTTAAACCTCCCTTAAATAAAATATATCATATAACCATCTTCAAAGCAAATGAGAGATATTTACAAAGAAACATTAAGTTTAATATTTAATATCGTAAAATTGATTGGTGCTATAGCTCTATTAGTATTTGCAGTTAAATCATTATTTTAATTGGAAAGGTGATATTAATGGACGAAAATAAAAATTTACAGACAGAAGCTAATAAGAAATGGCAGGAAAAGAATAGGGAAAGAACTAGGTATTTAAGAAATAGATCCACATCAAGGGGATTTATAAAAAAACAAGCAACTACGGAAGACTTAAAAGAATTAAAAGAACTAATTAAAGAAAGAGAAGACTTATTAAAACAAGAATAGAAGAGGAGATTTAAAAATGAAAAAGATGGTTATAAGTTTATTAATAGGATTAGTTATAGGAGCTTCAACTAGATTTGTTGGTATAGCCAATGCAGTTGAAGCGGCAGAGGACAATGGAAAAGAAAACGGATACTATATGTATTGTCTAGATAAGGCAAAACCTGTTTGGGTTGAATTAAATAAAGTAGAAAAGGGAGAAAAGTTTCTTTATTTAAGTAACCCTAAAAACAATAAAGTTATTAAATTGGTAAAAATAAATTAAGCACAAAAAAACTCTAGAGGGCTAACCTGAACTGAGCCCAAAAAAGTAAGACATTTTTAAGAAAGACTACTTATTTCTAAGCCGCACTTCGTGCTTCTATTGGAGTGCGGTTTTTTAACACAGTCTGGAATCTTTCATTGTTATACCAATAAATATATTCAGAAACAGCTTTAAACAGTTCTTCTCTTGTATTAAAATGATTTTGGATTAAATCAATTCCGATTTAATATGGCCAAAGAAGTTTTCAATGCATGCATTATCGTAGCAATTTCCTTTCCTAGACATACTTTGAGTAATTTTATTTCCTTAATAAGGTTTTTATATATTAATGATCTATAATGAACTCCTTGATCGCTATGAATGATTAGTTTTCTCAGATCGTTGGCTTTTTTCCCAGAAAAAGCTTCAATAAGAGTATCTCTTACGAATTCTATTCCTAAGGAAATACTTAATTTATATGAAATTATTTCATTATTATGTAAATCCATTATTGCTAGAAAGATAGGCTCTATTATGTGATTTACCATAGTATAAGTAAGTTATATCTGTTACCCATTTCTGATACATACCAGTTGTACTGAAATCTCTATTAAGAATATTATCCTCAGTATTTATCTTGAATTAAATTTTTAGGAGTACTATACTTAAATTTCTTTTTTCTTATAATTGATTGAATTCCTAATAGCCTCATAAGACGCCTAACTTTCTTATGATTTACTATCATATTATATTTACGGCGCAGAGCAACTTTTACCCGCCTATAACCATACACTAATTTACTTGTATTATATATTTCTAAAATTTTATTACAAATATCCATATCTATTTGTTTCTTAGATTTATTTAACCATTTATAGTATCCACTACGTGACACGTCGGCAAGTTCACAAAGTTAATTTTATTGAATATTTATGTGTTAATTTATTAATAGTAGCAAATTTATCTTGTGCTCTTATCACACCCTTCCTATCTGCATTAATTTTTTTAAGTACTCTACCTCAGCTCTAAGTTTGAAATTTTCTTCTTCTAAAGATAAGTTAGATTTTTGTGGTCTTCCCTTTAAGATTCCCTGGGACTTTCCACGACGTTCTTCTAAACCATCTAATCCTAACTCATTATATCTTCTAACCCATAGTAGTACTTGTTTATAAGTTGTGACACCAAGTTTTTTAGCAATAGCAGTACTGCCGAGGCCTTCTTCTATATACATTCTTACCGCTTTAAGTCTTAATTCTTTTGAATATGTTTTTGTTTTCTTTGCCAATAAAAATCACCCCATTAAGTAGATTTTACATTAGTTTTTTTAACTGTGTCTACTTAATGGGGTTCAGTTCAAACCTTTAGTAGTTTTTATTTATACTTTTCCATTACCTTTATTATATCTAGTAGTAATTCTTTATTCTTTTTATTTTCTAAATTTAAATTGTATCTTTCTTTTGTTCTACATAATAAATAATCTAAACTTACGTTAAATATATTTGCAATTTTAACTAAATTAGATATACTTGGTTCTATAGCACCAGATTCATATCCAGAAATGGTTTGCCTAGAAACATTTAAAAACTTTCCAAGTTCCTCTTGTGTGAATTCTTTTTCTTCCCGTAATTCTTTTAACCTATCCCCAAACATAAGTAAGCCCTCCTATAAACTTTTATAAGACAAGTTTATAGCAGAGATAACTATACTCTTCAAAATTACAGTTATTATGTCTTTTCACAACTAAAAGGACAGAATATCTTTACATTTAAAAAATACAGAAACACAGCAATTGGACAAATATTAAGTTCTATTGCTAAACTTTTTATAATATCTATAGTAACTGTAACTTCATATATAGAGTAATTTTCTAATTTACTTAAGTAAGATTGACTTACTCCTAATCTATTAGCTAAATCCTTTTGTTTAATTCCCTTATGCTTACGAATAGCTTTTAACATTTATAACACCTCGATAAAAATATCGTATATTTCCTATTTTACGACAAAGTATTACAATAATAAATAAGAAAAATGTGGTAAAAAGACGAGCGATATTCCTGGTAGGAATATTTTTAGGTTTATAATATAGATGGTAAAACAAACCACATTATGTATTGCAATACTAATTATAGAATATATGTTCTATGTAGTGCTAAAAAGTTGTGACTGAAGAAAAACATGTTAAAATAAAAATATAATAAAGATATAGGGGATGTTTATATGATAATTAGAAAATTTAAATACAAAGGTACAAAGATAATTATTAAAAATACTAATTATAATTTTAGTTATTTTATAACTAAACATAAAGGTAATATAATAATAATTTTTGGAACACAACATATTAATAAAAGTAAAATTTTACATAGAGCGATTAAAAAGACTAGGAATTTATCCTAGTCTTTTTATAATTCCTACATTATTATATATGTAATTTAAAGTAGGTGTATAACATATGTGATGTAATGAAATTTCTCTTATGGATATATTAAGTAGTGATGAAGATTCTATAATAGAAATAGTTTCAACGAAAATAGAAGTAAAAAAATTATATGGAAAAATAGATACTTGCCTTAGGGGAAGGGAAAAAAAGGTAATACAAATGAGGTATGGGTTAAAGGATGGAAGACCCAGGACTCAAAGAGAAATAGCTGGTATACTAAACATATCTAGATCTTATGTTTCACGCATAGAAAAAAAAGCCCTTAAAAAGCTTTATAAAGAATTAAATTATAATAAAAATATTTAA